CAATAAAATTCAATGCGTCATCCATGTTGGTAAAATACCGCATGGTCAGGCGTTTGTTGTAAATATCATTGACAAAGATATAGCACACAGATGCATTGTGGTTGACTGATAGGTGTATGTGAGCCCATCCGTTGGCAGCAAAGAAGTCGCGTTGTTGCATCAAGTATTTATTGCGGGGTTGGTATAGTGGTTGTGCTCTAGCCTTCCAAGCTAGTGAGACCGGTTCGATCCCGGTACCCCGCTCCATAGTTAGAAAGTAAATCATGACTGATATAGTTTTTTTATCAATACCTTATGCTTACGTAAACAGCCCGCCATTGGGCATCAGTGTGCTAAACGGTGTTGCAAAAGCTCATGGGTTTACCGCTCGATCAGTTGACCTAGCATTGGAGCTATCCAAAGCTTGTGCCAGTGTTGACAAAGACTTTGAAGATATACAAATCAAAATGAGATCCCCAGAATCTCTGACAGTAGATCCATTTGTGGACAAGTTTTTTGACCAATGGATTGATACCGTGTTGTCTTGGAATCCCAGATACATTGGTATCAGTGTGTTTTCGTTCTACATGCATTTTAGTGCATTTTATCTATGCAGCAAGCTCAAACAAAGACACAGCAATGTCAAAATTGTGCTGGGCGGTGCAGGTGTCGGCACCCCTACCATCAAAGAAGTAGCAACGATTGCAGGCGCAACCACAGGGCAACAAATGGTCACGTATGGCGAGTTTATGAAAATAAGAAAACTCGCCGACCATGTTATTGTTGGTGATGGCGAACAGGCCATTGTAGATCTGTTGTCTGGTAACGCTGAGCAAGACAATGTTAGTTTTAATTTGGCAGATTACAATCAGGAACTACCGTTTTCAAATTTTGATGACTTTGATCTCCGAGATTATCCTGGCCAACTAGGCAGAGGCTATCCGCAATTGCCTATCTTTACTAGCAAAGGCTGCGTGAGGAACTGTGATTTTTGCGATGTAAACTTGGTTCAACAAAGGTTTCGTTTTAGACAAGGTGCAAACGTTGTCAAAGAAATGATGTATCTGGCCGACAGATACAACATACGAGATTTTAATTTTACAGATAGCTTGGTCAACGGAAGTATAAAATCCATGATCGAGTGGGTCACTGAATTGGCTGAATACAATCGAGCCAACCCAGACAAAAAAATAACATGGTCAGGCAGCTGGATATGCAGGCCCATTGGGCAGATCAAAGAACACATATACAAACTGTTGGCCGAGAGTGGCTGCGAAACGCTGTCCATCGGAGTCGAAAGTGGCAGTAACCATGTGCTTGAGGCCATGGATAAAAAAACCAACGTTGAAGCGTTGATGCATGAGACTGCTATGTTTCACAAGCACAACATAAAGTTTATTACTTTGTTAATTGTTGGACACTGGGCCGAACGATGGGAAGACTTTTTGGCTACCATTTATATGTTGTATAGACTCAAAAAGTATGTCAAAACTGGTAACTTTGTGGCAATAGCATTTGGCCCTACTATGACAGTGATTCCCGGCTCTCCAATGGATCGCAGCCCTGAAATAAATCAACTGGACGTGGTTCATCCCAGTATTTGGTGGACTCCGGTCAACCCCAGTCTGACTGCCAAAGAAAGATATTTTAGATTGTTGTTGTTGGAAAAATTCTCTGCAGAATTCAATCTTCCATTAATGGATCGTGTGCTGCCGTATGTAAACAATTTTTTTCAAAAAAACATCGATCAAGTTGACAGTTTTTACAGAGAAAAAACACTCAACATAGATCGTCCAGAACAACACGCAGAATTTTATTTAAAAAACTTTGACCGGCTGGTGGAACTGATAGAATCAGCACATCCAGCCCAGCCGCATCGAGTGGAACTGGAGATCAAGTCCCACTCCACTCACAGTGATCCAGGAATGATAGTGAGTTTCAATGATCAAATCTTGTATGATCAATTGGTCACAGAAGGCAGTCATTCCTTTGTGTTTGACAATTTAAACACAGAGTTGTATAATACAGTTTCAATCAAGTTTACCAACAAGGGTGCAAATGACACTATTGTTGATCAAACTGGAAAAATTATCAAAGACAAGTTCTTGGAGATAGTTAAATTTTCAGTCAATGATGTTGACTTGATTGGTGACATTGAATTTTATCAACAGCGATGTGAGTACATTGAAAATGATCAAAAGATCATGCCAAGATTTGGTTTTTGGTTCAACAACTCAACTCTGTCGTTGAACTTTGAGAAAAATTTTGATAGTTGGTATCATATTCACAGCAAGAAAAACACAGAATTCACCGCAAATATTATAACTACAGCATCGTTGAAATCAACAGTGGATGATAATATTCATCGACAACAACTAATAAGTTTTTTAGACAAATTAGATTATTAAGCCTGGTTGCGCAGAGAGGTTATGCATCTCCTTTACACGGAGAACAATGTCAGTTCGAGTCTGACACCAGGTACCAAATTTTGAAAGACAGTATGAAATTATTCGAAGCAACTGTAAGACGACCCGACGGTTCGGAGTTCAAGGACCGTGTGGGTGCAAACGATGCGCAAGAAGCTCGCCTGCTGCTACAACAGCGACACGGACCCAGGGCAGTGCCGTTTTTGCCTCGAATAATTCCCAGTTAATATTTTCTCGGTATGGTGAAATGGTATCACTGAACGTTTGGGACGTTCGAGCGTAGGTTCGATTCCTGCTACCGAGACCAAAAACAACGGAAAGTAATGCAGCGGGGATGGTCCTGCGACTGGCCTTGAAAACCAGGTTCTCTTAACAGGGATGGGGTTCGACTCCTCTGCTTTCCGCCAATAAGTAAGTGCAAAGGACACAGTGATGGAAAATAAAACACGACTATTTGAAAACAAGATCACACTTGAGCGCTACATCTGCGACAACATCCGAATGGTTCGAAAACTAGAAGGACATGAGTTTCTGAGTGTACGGCGTGAGGGCGAGACTCGCAGATTCTTGATTCGTCGAGACAGTCTGCAAGAAGTAGTTGACGTCAATTGACGTTGATGTTACAATAAACAAGTCCCCATAGTTCAATGGATAGAACAAGTTCCTCCTAAGAATTAGATACAGGTTCGATTCCTGTTGAGGACACCAAACATGCGCTAGTGGTGGAATGGTATACATGCTGGTCTTAGAAGCCAGTGCCGAAAGGATTGTGAGTTCGAGTCTCACCTGGCGCACCATATTCTCCTTTGCTGACGGAGTACAATAGGACAAGTAGTCAGCACACTCAGGTCATTAGCTCAAAGGCAGAGCGGTGCATTGACATTGCACATACAGCGGATCGTTACCGTTATGACCTACCAAACAACTCCCAGGTGGTGGAATGGCATACACACCGGCCTAAGAAGCCGTTCGCTGCGAGTTCGAGTCTCGCCCTGGGCACCAAACTATAGCCTCTTCTGGTTTGAATCCTGCAGGGGCTACCATTTTTGCAAACAACAAACTCTGGCAGAAGGTAAAACCCCAAGTGGCGCTGATGTATCTGCTTGGAAAGTTGATTGAGTGAGAGGCTCATATACGCACCGATTGCGCACACACGCTTCTGGAGATATCGGATTGTTTGCAGTTTTTATTGACAGGAAATTCCCAATACATTATAATCAACACATGTACAAGATAAATCAACAAGAATTTGCCAATCTGGAGTTGGCAATGGCGTATGCCAAGCAACTAGACAAGTTTGTGACTATTGTAGGTCCTGACTTTGAAGTGTGCGGCTGTTTTGGCGTAGACAGCATACAGAACGGACTGTGTCCCGATGGTGTTGCGTACGACTGGAACAAGACCAGCCGAATCGGCGCAGCCAAGCGAGTTCGTGCATAAATTACAGTAGCTCCGGTGATGGAATGGTATACGTGCTGGATTCAAAATCCAGATTTTGTGGGTTCGAGTCCCACCTGGAGCACCAAGTTTTTGAAAGAAGTAGTATGAAGAAAATCAACCTAGAAGAAGTCAAGGCATTTATTGAAGCACAAGGCCCGGAGACCAAAATCTATCTGGGTTGCGACTCAGAACGACTCAAAGTCAACAGCGAATGGCATGCTGACTATGTGCTGGCCATTGTGGTTCATATCAATGGCAACAACGGTTGCAAGATCTTTGGTGAAGTACATCGCGAACGTGTGTGGGATCAAAAGCCCGGAAAACCTGCTATGAGACTCATGACCGAAGTGTATAAAGTTTCGGAACTGTACTTGAAGTTGGCTGAAGTTCTGGAAGGACGCCATGTTGAAGTTCACTTGGATATCAACCCCGACGAACACTATGGCTCAAGCTGTGTTATCAGTCAAGCTGTGGGCTACATCAAAGGCACTTGCAATGTGGTTCCGTTTGTGAAACCATACGCTTTTGCTGCCAGCTATGCGGCTGACCGTTTCAAAGGATTCAAGGTTGCTTGAGTCTGTCCAAATACACTAGACTTTTAATTGAGTCTAGTGTACAATTAGTTTTTGCTGATGCAGAAATGCATTGGCCGGTAAGGTAAAAGTAGATTAGAACGGACTTGCTTGGCTTCATGCCAAGTTCAGCCCATAAAGCTGAAATCTACAATGGCAATCGTCTGAAAAACGATCGTGTTTGTGTGCTCCAATTCCAAAATACAATGCATATTGATAATTGGAAATACATAGACCCCTGTGCTTTGAATTTTGTTCTTTGCTTGTGATATTCCTTAACCGGATATCGTTGCATTTTGCACTGTCTGTTACTTGACTTTTATCTTACCACCCTTGCATTACAATCAAAAGGCAACAAATGAAAATTACTCTACGCAAAGCAAACGCACTGCAATTGGCCATTGGCGAAGCAGTCAAAAACATTGACATCAACACTGACGTCAAGATCAACGAATTCCAACACGGTGAATCTGAAATTGCTCGTGTTGCCACAGAGTTCCGTGAAAATCTAGCCCGCCGCACACAACTGATGGATGCGATGTACGCAATACGCAAGGCTGTGAGCACTGCCAACGCAGGTGCTGGAGTTGATGTCAAATTGGCCGACGTAGCCATGCTGGAAAAGCAGGTGCAGTTCTACAACGGCCTAGCCGGCAAAAAGATTCGTGAAGATGCAGTGGTTGTTGCAGGTCAACTGACCAAGCTTCGTGAAAGCAAGGACGACTCTCGTCGTAGCATTTACGGCTACGCTAGTACTGTTGACACTAGTGTGTTGACTGCGGAAGACATCCGGGGTTTCCGAACCGCGGCTGCTACTGCAAAGAAAGCCAAGCAAAAACTGCAAGATGAGCTGTTGGAAATCAACGTTCGTACAGAGATTGCAATTGCACAAGATGCAGTGCAGTTTCTAACTGCAGAAGGTTTGATTTAAAATGTTGAATACGTCCCCGGATCGCGACACAAGACCTTTTGTCAATGTTTTGTGTTCGCCCTGGGGCTTTCTTTAATTTTTTAGATAAATATTTGCATAGGAGATATTATTATGATTGCTACTAAAATTATTTGGCCTGTTAAATATAACTGGCCACAGGCGGCCGAACTTGGTGAAGAATATACGGTAAAAATGGAAGGGCTGCCAGATGTGGCAAAAAATATTGCTCCAGACTTCGACAGCAAGTTAACACTTTTTATAGAAAACAACGACGGTCGTAGGACATCCTATAGAACGTGGCCTACTGAGGAATCAGCTCAACTCTGGATCGATTACATGGTGGCTAATTTTGATGGCATTTTGGCTACAATAGTTAATCAAATTGAAGTTCCAGAAAATTCTGTAGATTGGACGTCTCCGAACGCTTGATCATTAAAGAAGATTGCGATATATTAGGTATATCAACAAACACTGCAATGAGTAACGAACTAGCAAAATTTATCAATTCGCAACGCAGGCTCAGAGAGCAATCTGCTATAGCAAAACAACGCAAAATTGCCAAAGCTCACGGTTTCCCCACAGGGCCTGAACATCGCCTGGCCAAGATACATGCCACCACATGCGGTGATTCCAACTGTGCAATGTGTGGCAATCCTCGAAAGTTTTTCGGGGAGAAAACCATTCAGGAACAGAGATTGTTCCAGGATACAGAAAAAACTTCAGATCGACACAGCAACGGTATTACACCAAAGGACCTAGAATGAGAGCACCCAAAGATCCCGCAGCCGGACTCAGCAACGAGGCCGCAGTAGAAGCAATTGGTAATCGTTACGACCTAGTGCTGGTAGCGGCACGCCGAGTACGAGAACTACACCGAGGTGATGCCATTCGAATTGAAGAAAATCGACATGGTGCTACAGTAACCGCACTTTTGGAAATTGAACAAGGCAAAGTGGGCTTGGACTACTTGTTAAAAGAGTCCAATGTGGAGATCAAACGTCAACATCGGGCCACTAGAACATTTAGTTGACCAATAAATCCCGGGCGTGTTATAATACTACATTAGGAGAACAACATGCCCTGGATTGAAAACGTCGCGGCCGCCGACATCCCTTTGCGGTTCCATCACGAAGCTGGCCCAAACAGCATGCTGATTCAGATCATGGATCCATGTCCCACATGGTGGCCCACTCCTGCTCATGAGTTCCGAGAGATTCACAAGTTTGAATTCATGGACGTGGAGCGTGATGACAAGTGGCCCAATGAAGTCAAGATTACCCAAACTCAAGCTGAAGAAATTGTTCGCTTGTTACAACATGCACTAGACAATCGCATGAACGTGGTTGTGCATTGCATGGCTGGTTTGTGCAGATCAGGTGCTGTAACTGAAGTTGGTGTGATGATGGGATTTGATGACACCAAACGTTTTCGCAGTCCCAATCTACTAGTTAAGCACAGCCTAATGAAGGTACTGGGCTGGACTTACGATGAAAACGAAAAGCCCAACGTGGACGACTGGCGTACATTTAAACTAGGATGGGAACAATAATGCCGACTGTGTATGTGTTAGTAGGTGTGCCAGGATCAGGTAAAAGTACCTGGATCAAGAATCAAGATTGGACTCAAAATTGTGCAATAGTAAGCACTGATGCGTTCGTGGAACAAGAAGCACAACGTCAAGGCAAGACCTACAACGAAGTGTTCAACGACTACATGCCTACTGCTGTGGAGCTGATGGCAGATCAAGTGGTTGCTGCCAGAGAAGCAGGACAGGACATTATTTGGGACCAAACCAGTACTACTGTAGCCAGCCGTCGAAAGAAGTTCAACATGCTGCCTAACTATCATGCTGTGGCTGTGGTGTTCTACACTCCTTCTCATACGGAACTGGAGCGTAGGCTCGCCAGCCGTCCAGGCAAGAACATTCCCTGGAATGTAATGCAGGGCATGATATCCAGCTTGAAGTTACCTACTGAAGAAGAAGGCTTTGACGAAATCTGGTACGCAGATTAACTGTTGTGGCAGTGCAACATACCAAAGCCCAGTTTGACTGGGCTTTCTTTTGAGTGTATAATAACAATTATGAAAACATATATCACCAGTGACCTGCATTGGGGTCACAAGAACATCATGAACTTTTGCCCTGTGTCGCGGGCCAGGTTCCGCAATGATGTGGACTACATGAACGAAGCCATGGTCCGAGAATGGAACGACTTGATCGAGCCCCAAGACTTGGTGTACATTCTGGGCGATGTGGCATTCTTGCCAGCTCCGAAGGCAGTGGAATACATGCGCCGTTTGAATGGGCGCAAGATCCTGGTGCAAGGCAACCATGATCGCAAGCTACTACAAGACGCTGGCTTTCGTGGTTGCTTTGAGGAAATTCATCACTACTTGGACATCAACTACAATGGCACCAAGGTTGTGATGCTACACTATCCTATTGCAGAGTGGGATCAGATGCATCGCGGTGCAGTTCACTTTCATGGTCACTTGCATGGTGGCGAGAGCGGCATGGAACGGTATCGTTGCAGAGACATGGGCATTGATGCTACTGGGCAGATTGCCATGCTGATGGAAGATGCTATCCGTGACGCCATGCGGGGCGAGATCAAAGGGCATCACAAGTAATACTTTTGTAGTACTTGATTTTGGTTGACCAAAATTGCCCTTTTTGCTACAATATACACATAGACAAAAAGGAGAACGAAATGACAATAGCAGATTTGATAGCACTATTGCAACAATTGCCACAAGATGCAGAAGTTTGGCTTTCGCAGAACGGTGGCGAGTATGAAGGCGACATGAGCGGCGATGTTGAAATCACAGAAGGCCGCGTGACATTTTTAGATTAAGGAGAGCAATATGGAAGGGTTCACAATGGAACAAAGCGGCATGGATGTTGTGCGCAAGGCACAGGTCTATGCCCAGGCAGCTCACGCCGCAGTTGGGCAACGGCGCAAGTACACCGGTGAGCCCTATATCGTTCACCCTGCTGAGGTAGCAAAGATTGTAGCAGGCGTTCCAGGTAGTACTCCCGATATGGTCGCGGCTGCTTGGTTGCACGATGTTGTGGAAGACACTGGTTGTACATATACCGATGTGCATATGGCTTTTGGTGCTGACATTGCTGCCTTGGTTGGCTGGCTCACTGATGTAAGTCAACCGCATGATGGCAATCGTGTTGTTCGCAAGGCCATGGACCGTGAGCACAGTGCCCGGGCGCCAGCCGAAGCACAGACTATCAAGCTCGCTGACCTTATCAGTAACAGTCGAAGCATCGTGAAGCACGACCCGGCTTTTGCTCGGACTTACCTCGAAGAAAAGCGCATGCTTCTCGCTGTAATGACCAAGGGCGACCCGGGACTTTACGCAGAAGCTAGCAAGTACGTAGGAGTTTAAAAATGAACCAACGAATTCAAGAGTTAATGAAGCAAGCAGGTACTGATACCAGCGGCAAGTGGATGGGCACGGAGCATGCAGAAAAACTAGTGGAGTTGGTTGTGGAAGAATGCAACCAGTATGCTCTCAGGAATTGGGAGCATGGCCACCTGCTAGGACAAGACTTAAAAATATATTTTGGTTTTGGGGCGGATGAATGAAAGACGAATCACATCTTCCTGTTGCAGAACAAAGTCTAATATATCGACTTCGCAAGCGAGCAGAGATTAGACGCAACATCAAAGATCGTAAAAGTGTGCAGGAAGGTGCCGCTGATAGAATTGCCGATTTGTTGGAAGAAGCTGCCAACGAGATTGAACGTTTATCTAAGTAAAATCTGCTTTACCCTTGCAAGATCAATATTTTGCAAGGGTAATTCTTTTCCATCTACTCTGCCGTTGTTCCACAATCGAACACATGTTTCAAAGTTATTGACTAATTCGTCCACAATCAGATGCCTAAATCCTGACCACAAGTGGTCAAAGTTGTGTTCTAGTACTGTTTGCATTTCCTGGTGCATTTCTCGCAAGTCACTATCACTCATGGCACTCAGGCGTTGAGTTTGGTCTACTATGGCCTGCAGTCTTTGATCTGGATCCTGTATGTTGTCGTAGCTTTCGTCAATCCACTGATCAAACGTTTGGAATCCGTAGCTTTTTAGATAAGCAAGATTACCAGGTGCCGCAGCCAACATAAAGGGACGTTGGGCCACAATGGGTTTGAATATTTTTTCTGTGAGATGCAGCTTGTCGTGATAGAACACAGTTTCTGTTACAATGTGCCACAGTCCTGATTTCCACAATTCAAACTCCTGATGTCCAAAATTAGCACTCAAGCTTCCAGTGCTGGTCTCACAATCTAGAGTCAATGGGTGTTCTAGATGTTGTGCAATCAGCTCACGAGCAGTGTCACTGAGTCTAGTGTCAGGGCTGATTAATTCTTGTTGCCAAGTTCCGTATTCAGTATGACCAAGATGCAGACTTACATGTCCGCGATCCAACAACTGTTGATCAGCCAAGCGGGCCACAAGGTTTAGTCGATAACTGCGGTCATTGGTATGCAGTCGGTTCAGTGTGATGTAGGGACGAGACCAGTCAATCTGTTGATCAAAGTACCGACCATCCTGATACCAGTCCAAGGCAGCAAATCCATGAAAAAAATAGTACCAATTTTGGTAGTTGTGTTCCTGACATAGATATTTTTTTGTATGGCTGATTTCGCTGTTAGCCAAAAGTTGCAACAATTTAGAGGATGTAAATATGGTTAAATTATTAACACTATCAGTATGTATAGGCTCTTGGTCAAAATAATAACATGTGTTCTCCATCGATGATTTTTTTCGATATCTGTACTGACTTGTGGAGTATCGTCCTATATAAAAATCTTTCAGATCAACTGATCCAAACTCCTGAAACATAGCATCTTGCAAATTCAAAGGCTTCAACAGGTGTTGATGCAGAATATAGTAAAAATTTTCAATGGAAAACATAGTGATCTAGTATTTACAATTGTAATACTTGAGTACTACATTTAAAACCCTACACTATGTAGGGTTTTTTATTGACTAAAATTGTGCATTTTGCTACAATATACACATGTCAACAAAACAAGGACCTGCAATGAGCAAGATGAGCGAGCTAGCAATGGACATCGAGTACCTGTTAAAAGAAGGCAAGAGCTTTGCTGAAATTGCCCGTGAACTGGAAATTCCAGTCCACTTTGTTGTTGAATCCCAAACTACACTGTCTGCTGACACAGACGGCAACGAGTGTAGTCCTTTTGCAACAATCAACAGTTAAAAAATTGTTGACCAATAAATCCAACACTGTTACAATAACAGCTTGAACAGTTAATTTCCCACCCCGAAAGGTAATACATGTCAGATAGTCGCACAGTCACCTCCGCCCAGGCACGCAAGAGCCTGCTCAAAGCATTCAGCGTCAAGCGTCCTTTGTTCCTGTGGGGTCCTCCAGGCATTGGCAAGAGTGAATTGGTTGAAGGCATTACTCGAGATCTTAACGGTCTCATGATTGACCTGCGCCTGGGTCAGATGGAGCCCACAGACATTCGTGGTATCCCGTTCTACAACAAGGACAATGGCAAGATGGATTGGGCTCCCCCAGTTGAATTGCCCGACGCAGAAACTGCGGCTCAGTATCCTATTGTGGTGCTGTTCTTGGACGAGTTGAACAGTGCCGCACCCTCTGTTCAAAGTGCCGCTTATCAACTTATTTTGAACCGTCGCATTGGCAAATATGTATTGCCCGACAATGTGGTTATGGTGGCCGCCGGCAACCGTGAAAGCGACAAAGGTGTCACTTACCGTATGCCTACTCCGCTTGCCAATCGTTTCATTCACCAAGAAATGAAGGTGGACTTTAACTCTTGGCAGACTTGGGCTGTGGAGAACAAGATCCACAAGGACGTGGTTGGTTATTTGAGCTTTGCCAAGCAGGACTTGTACGACTTTGATGCTAAGTCTGCATCGCGAGCTTTTGCTACTCCACGTAGTTGGAGCTTTGTGAGTGAGCTGTTGAGTGATGATACTACAGAAGACGACACTATCATGAACCTGATTGCAGGTACTGTAGGCGAAGGTCTTGCTGTGAAGTTCATGGCTCACCGCAAGATCGCAAGCCGCATGCCCAATCCTGTGGACATCTTGAAGGGCAAGGTGACTGAACTCCAGGTCAAAGAAGTCAGTGCCATGTACAGTTTGGTGATCTCCATGTGCTACGAGCTCAAAGGTGCAGTTGAAAACAAGCCTGCAGACAAGGAGTTCCACGAAATGGCCGACAACTTCCTGGGCTACATGATGAAGAACTTTGAGACAGAACTGGTTGTTATGGGTGCTCGTATTGCTCTTACCACATACGATCTTCCGTTCCTGCCTACCAAGCTCAAGAACTTTGATGAGTTCCACAGCCGATACGGCAAGTACATCCTGCAAGCTTCTGCTTGATAGGTCATCGACAAAAGGGGCTCCGGCCCCTTTTGTTTCTATATCATGATATACCACGTAACCAAATTGGATTATCGGCATAGCCACAAACATAGTTTTGATTACATGCTGGAATTCTCCAAGAACACACGAGTCGGCACTGGCGTGCTAGACTTTGATCGTAGTCGACGTTGGATGAACCAGACTTGGGGATGGAGTCAAGATGTTGATACTCGTAGCCGACTGAAATTCCGCAAAGCAGATCCTGCCAATACAGTAGTCCAGGAAGATGACATCAATACCCATTGGGCTTACTCAGTAGAGTATAAACAGTATCGCATCTACTTAAATAGTGACAAAGAACTAAATTGGTTTGTATTGGCACACCCACATGAAAGTAACAGTTAAAAAGAACCTGATCATCTTTCACAGTCCCGGAGAGTGGTCAGATGTTTATGCTCAGATACTGCAACAATACGGCATGGGCATGGCTGTAAGGCCGCGTCTGAAACGTGAGTTGGGTTTTGTATACAGGTATCATAGGGGTCTTGTGCCCAACCCAAACCCCCGAAAGGACGGTCCCACCATGCACTACGAAGACCAAGTACACTTGGACTTCTATTCAGATTCTGCACAATCTTGGTTTCAGTTGAAGTATTTAAATCTTAGTACTCAAGTATTACCATGATATTTGCAAGATCTTGTAGCAAACCCGCAGATCGCGTGATTTTTGATGGTCGCAGGCGTGCTAAGTTGTTGATTTATATAGGGTTTTGATGCGCTAAAATCCCTGCTTTTGCTACTGTGAGCACTATAGCAAGATCTTCATGAAATATTGCTGTAAAACGCCCAAGATCTCAAAAATGTATACTATTTGCTACAGGCACAAAACGGTTGACCAAAAACCCCCATTTTGCTATAATATGAACATAGTAAGAAATAAGGAGCCACAAATGACAGCATTTACATCTTGGGAAGACATGACAACTCTTGAGCAGTATGCCTGCACTTATTGGGATATGTACAAAGATGCGTTTGGTATCCGCCCTCGTGGCATTGATACTTCTGCCTGGACAGAGGCAGATTACCTTGCTGAGTTCAAACAGTTGGGTGAGATCATTGACCGTGAAGAGACTGCTCGTAAAGAAGCCGGGATCAAGGCGGTTGAGTTGTTTGAACGCCGTGTTGCTGAATTGATCAGCATTGGTGCCAAAGACTACAACATGGCCATGCGTTGGATCCACGAAGCTGAAGAGACCAACGGTGACAATGATTTTCTTGCCTGGACCTTGGGCTTGCCCTATCAGTACTTCCGCAAAGCGGCTTAAGGAGAACAAAATGGGAACACCACTATACATGGAACTAGGCGATGCTTGCCGCATCGTGCAGGAATACGCTGATCACCACACAGGCGGAGACATCCTGGCAGGATTGCAGGACATGGAGTGCTGTTACGATGATCTTGACAAAGAAGACAGAGTCGCGTATAATATGTTTATGACAGCAGGACGCAAAATGATAGCACCAAAGGAAACAATATGATTAAAGAACAAGCACAATCTGGTTACTACACTGAACGTCATGGCGGTCCCTACGATCGCGGCATGGCTGACAGCTATTACGGTCGTGACTATATGCCGCATTACTTTGTGAGAGACACTCACCGCAGTCCTAGAATTGACATGGCGCAGATGACTCCAGCAGAGATTGTGGCCTACACCGCAGGGTATCGTGACAACGAAGCACGTGGCGACAAAAAATCGTGGGATTAATAGTTTGACCGATAAATTGTCTTCAGCTATAATATACATATTGCAACAAGGACACCTATGACAACCAGTACACAGACCAAAGACGACAAGAAAAAGTTCGCTAACCTGTTGGGGCCTACCGATGCCAAAGTTGACCGCGAGGTTCGCGAAAAGCTGATCACAGCCCGTGTGGGCTTGCTACTTCGTGCCAGCTTTTTTGGCAACTTGGCCACCCGTCTCAAACTGGTCAACGCCGACGAATGGTGCGGTACAGCGGCCACAGACGGTCGCCACTTCTATTACAATAGCCGTTTCATCAACATGCTTCGCCCCAAAGAGATCGAGTTCTTGTTTGGACACGAGGTCTTGCATTGTGTTTACGACCACTTTGGTCGTCGCGGCAATCGTGACCCACAGTTGTTTAACATTGCCAACGACTTTGCTGTAAACGCAGACTTGATCAAGCACCGTGTGGGCGAAAAGATTACTACAGTGCCTTGCTTGCATGATCCCAAGTATGACGGCATGAGCTCAGAAGAAATCTATGATCTCTTGTACGAAAAAGCAGACAAAATTAGTCTTGGCGACTTGTTGGACAAGTTGATCGACGAGCACCTGGATGGCGAAGGCGATAGCGACAGTGATGGCAACGGTGACAAACAAGGCAAAGGCCGTCCACAACTTAGCGAAGCAGATCGCCAGGCCATCCGCGACGAGATCAAAGAAGCTATGCTGGCTGCGGCTGCCACAGCAGACGGTGCAGGCAACATTCCGGCCGGCGTCAAGCGTCTGATTCAAGAGCTTACAGAGCCCAAGATGAACTGGCGTGAACTGCTTCGCATGCAGTTGGAATCTACCATCAAGAGCGACTACACCTGGATGCGAGCCAGTCGCAAGGGCTGGCACATGGATGCAGTTATGCCCGGTATGAAGCTGGATCCCATGATTGATATTGCTGTGGCTCTAGACGCATCTGGTTCGATCTCTGAGAGCATGCTCAAAGACTTCCTGGGCGAGGTGCAAGGTATCATGGACTCGTTCCCTGCATATCGAATCCACGTTGTGACTTTTGACACTGAAGCATACAACCCTGCTCAGTACAATTCGGAAAACTTGGATGACATCTGCGATTACGAAGTCACAGGCGGTGGCGGCACAGACTTTGACTGTGTGTTCAACTACTTGAAAGAAAACGAGATTGAGCCCAAGCGACTTGTGATGTTCACAGACGGCTATCCGTTTGGTAGTTGGGGTGACGAAAACTACACTGACACCGTGTTTATATTGCACGGCACCACAACTATTGTGCCACCCTGGGGCCAATATGCTTACTACGAGGAAAGCAAATGATTGAGATGCGTTGGTTGGTACCTGTAGAAGGCGCCAAGGTGCTACAGTATCGGCAACAATATGATGCTACCATTCGGGCACTGCCCGTAGGTGGGTCGATTAGTACTGGTACTATAAACATGCAATGGTCGGAGTGGTGTGAAGTGCCTGTTGTGGCTGAACGTGATCCCAGTTATCCTTGAAAAATAAATATGACCATGAATGAAATTATTGCTATAATAGTCATGATAGTTGTAGTAGGAATAGTACTATGGGATATGCACAGGAATAAAGAAGATGAACCTAAATAATCTGTTGGAGTTTTTATGTTTAGTGTGTTGAAATTTATTTGGATTGTGTTTAAGGCCTTTCCTGCCCTGCTGAATGTGGATCGCAATGCCCTGGCTCATGTGCCCAGTCCTACCAAATACCTGGCCATGATCTTGCTGAGTTGTTTTTGGTGCTTGGCATTTGGCTTATACATTGGCGAACTACTAACCATTGGCTACAACATGCTGGGACATGTGGCCATTGTCACAATGGTGTTTGTGACTTGGTATGTGTTCCGCAGTCTAAATCACACCAATGCTCGCGGTGCCGACTACTTGCGTATGCCCGACTACTCAAGCCGCTGTGATGAAATGACTGACGAACAACGCCGGGCTTCTGCGGCTCGTGCTGATGCACTGCTGAACCAGCGTGTTTGAAACAAAAGGAAGGTTTGTATGAGTATTGATAAAATCTCCGAGTGGAATAACCAAGTTTACCAACGAACTGAGATAAAGAAAGCGGACCAACGTCACAACGAGGCAGTGGTTGAGCAACAACAGACCAAGGCACGCCGAGAACAGGACGATTTGAAGCGTATTGAAATGAACCGGTACATGAATCGTGCTGGACAAAACGTAGACAGGATGGCCTAATGCAAGACTTTCTCAACGCATTAAATTGGTTTGCGTTAGGTCTCATAGCAGGATACTTCTGGCATCCCATTTGGGAAATAAGCAAGAAAATTTTTACAGAGGCCATTAAGGCCAAACAGGAGTGGCGTAAATGACAGATCGTTTTGATTTTGAGCAACAAATTATGAGTTGCTGGGGCATGGTTGATGACGTCAAGTTGTTGGCCAAGCGAGGAGCCGAGAGTGCCGATTTTGAGGCATTGTCTGCTGTTTATCATCATAAGTTTGAAGAACTGTTTGAACAGTTTGAAACTCTTGTACACGAAAGGAAACTAACATGAGTGCTTTTAGAACATGGTATATTACACACCAAACTGCTATTACTTGGTTTGTTATTGGTATCTGCGTTATGGCAGGATTGAGTTCGCTGGCGGTTGGAAACTATGTTAACGCCGCAATTAATTTTGCTATTGCTGGTGTTAATTTCTTCCTATCGGGTCACAAGATGAAAATGTAATGGGCAATCAATCAGATTACTTTAATCGCATAGGTTACCAACCTGTGTGGTACCTAGGCGATCGTGTGTTTGGACATTGGAACGGTATTCCTTTTGTTGGAACTGTGGGTAACGATACTGTGATCAACCACATAGAAGGTCCTCGTATTACTGTGCATTTGGATTTGCCTATCAAGTATCAAGGCAATGTACATCATGTAGTGGTGGTCACACACCAAGACATCAAGGCATACAAATGAATCGAGAAGAAATCATTACCAGCATGTGCATGACCTATCGACACGATTACGGCTTGCACAAGGACGATAAAGATCCTCCATGGATCTGCGGAATGACCAAATCAGAACGCGAAGGTCTGTGGCGCACAATGGCCCAGATTTTTGACAACAACATTGAGCCTTATGTGGCCGCTTGGCAGTCGGCCCACAAATAAAACAACATGGAAACTATAGGAATCTACGGTGATAGCTGGGCTGATCCCAATCACGGGCATGATTTGCCATATGACTGCAGAGGCCAACGAAATTGTGTATAATCATATGTTGCACAGATTACAACACGGATCATGGTCAGACACACCATTTACAATTCATTATCAGTCTGGTCCAGATTATTACTGGGACATGACACAAAAATTTTGATGCGTAATAAAATTGCCACCAGCAATTTTCGTATTAAATATCTGCATGGAAAACGCTCAACTAACACTTACTGACATTATTTCGGTCAAGCACTTGATCGATGCTGCTTGCACTCGTGGCGCATTCAAAGCACACGAAATGCAATCAGTTGGAGAACTCTACAACAAGATCACTCGTTTTGTTGACGAAACTCAAGCACAGATTCAGGCCCAACAGCCCGTAGAATCTACCCCAACCCCTTTAGGAGAATAACATGCTCAAGCATATTGGACGACACGGTGACCGCAAGGTTGCAATCTTGTTTAGAGAAGTACCAGGTGAAGACCACATGTGTCTGGTAATTTATCCAGAAACATTACCCACACACATTCATGACTCAATCATGAAGACACTGGAAAGCACAGTAGGCCAGCAAGCCAACAATCTTGCTGATGCATTGCATCGCGGTATCTTGCCCGATGGCCGTCCACAACTAGAGGCCTTGCACCGCGAAGGCATGATCAAGAAGATCCCCAGCAATCAGGTGATTGTGACTCCCAACGCTACCAGTTCAGTCAAGCTGGACGAACTCAATCGTATTGTGCGCGAAATGGAAACTGGTGACGATGCTCGTAAACGTTTACAGCAGTTGGACAACAGCAAAGGCATGGTAGCCCCTGATGTCAAACGCAGTGCTGAAGCAGAATTCAAACGTGGCCAACAGGCTCCCATGAGCAAGAGCTTGGCTGCAAACACTGACTCTGCCTTGGACGACAAGACCTTGGCTATCAACATGTTGTCGCAGGCCAAGAAGATGGAAGTAGAAGCCAAGGGCATGATTGCCGAAGCTGCCAGAATGAAAAAAGATGCACAACGCATGCACCCCAGTGTGCGTGTTGATGCCTACGAACAGTCGGTTGCAGTACAGACCGAAATAACGCCAGCTGTACCGGCTCCACGTCGCGGTCGCAAACCCAAAGTGGTAGCGTCTGATGCAGTTCAGTGATGAGTTCCTGGACCGATGGGAAGACATTATTAATGAGGTCAACAAGACCGATGTTCCATTGGAATGCATCAAGAAAGTGATTGTGCGACTAGCTGGTAAAAAGCAACGCACAATCAACTTACACACTCTACGCAAACAAGGTCTAGACATGGACGAGATTGAACATGTGCTGACTAGAACCTTGGCAGAGTTTGAAGATCAAATACGCGATGTTGACTTTGTTGTGGACATTGCCGCTGTTGCCCAAATAGTACAACCCGAAACCGACAAACTCCTTAACGGACTATAAATATATGGATGTCAAACTTGTCTCCTATTCGCAGCCAACCCAAGACTTTGCCTCCCAGGGAGTTGATGATGCCCAGGAACTCATTGCCTACTGTGCCAGAGTCTCCAATCCAGCCAACCAGTTCAATACCGAAACTTCAGAGAAGCTCATTAGGTACCTCATACGACACCAGCACTGGAGTCCTCTCGAGATGGTTTCAGCTTGTATGGAGATTGTTACTACCAGGGACATCGCTCGTCAGATCCTCCGTCATAGAAGTTTCAGTTTCCAGGAATTCAGTCAACGATACGCCGATCCCACCGCCGAACTCGAAAGTGCGTTTGTACTACGAGAATGTCGACTCCAGGACACCAAAAATAGACAAAACAGTGTAGAGACTGATGACACAATGCTGGCCAACGAATGGCATCGTGCCCAAGAACGAGTGCTCTATGCTGTAAAGCGTGAATACGAATGGGCCATTAAAAACGGTATTGCCAAAGAGCAAGCCCGTGCTGTGTTGCCCGAAGGTCTTACAGTTAGCCGCATGTATATGAACGGTACCTTGCGATCTTGGATTCACTTTATCGAACTGCGATCAGGCAATGGTACGCAAAAAGAACATCAACTGATTGCTCTTGCATGTGCTCGAGCTATTGCCGAAATCTTCCCAATGGCTAACGATATTGTTGCAAAATAATCGTGATTGTGTTATAATGTTGTATGGCATTAACACACAATCACGCTGTTGAAAGCACCCACTGGACGCCGTCAGAAGTTAAAATTGTTGACGGCGTCGCCGTGAAGTACATGGATATTCTGGTGCATACGTTTAGGTTAGGTGATGTAGAAGATCCTGACATCTATGCAGCTGAACCTATTTGGGCATGGCAACAAAGTGCAGCCGGTTGCTGGGTAATGGAGCATGCTGTGGAAAAACCTTACTGGACCCGCCGCACAGACTATCAAAGTTACGGATATGAGTTCAAGATTATTGCTCGACTCAGTGTAGCAGATGCAGTATTTTTCAAGTTGAAGTATGTGGGAACAAAAAATTGAATATGTAGACGCCGAAGTTGTGCTGCCACCGCCTGTGAGAAAACAGGTCTGGGACGGTGAACAGTTTGTGCCAATGACATTGTACAAATTCAAAGGCTGGCCCGGAATGCAAGCAGAAAACTGGTTGCTCAAAAGTTTTGGTCACGCAGGAACATATAAAAACGGACGGTATTGGGATTACAGTAGAGCAGGCGATTTTACTGTGATGGACGAAAAAGTCTATGTATGGTATCAAATGAAATGGGGAAATAAATGAAAATATTAGTAACAGGCGGGCATGGACTGATTGGGCACAATGTGGTGCAACGTCTTCAAGCACGTGGCGAAACAGTCAGTGTCATAGACACGCACACCACATACGGAATCATTCCACAGACAGAAATTGATTACTTGATTGGTGAGCGACTCAAGAAAATTTCTGATCACACATACTACAATCAGTGTGTCACAGACAGCTACGAAATTGATCATATTGTAGAAAAAGAAAAGCCCAAGGTGATCATTCACTGTGCCAGCTTTCCTAGACAGAAAGTGGTCAATGCCAACCCTGCACACGGCGCTGATGTCATGATGCGTGGCTTGATCAACTTGTTGGAGAGTGCCAAAAAGCACGGTGTAGAACGTTTTGTTTACATCAGCTCTAGCATGGTGTACGGAGATTTCGAAGATCAAGTCTTGGAAGATGATGTGTGTGCTCCACAAGGACAGTACGGCATCATGAAACTAGCAGGGGAATGGCTTGTTAAAGATTATGCAAGAAGAACAGGCATGGAGTATGTTATCATCCGTCCGTCGGCAGTGTATGGACCGTTGGATGTGGAAGACCGTGTTGTTGCAAAGTTTATGCTCACAGCCATGCGTGGCAACGTTCTCCGAGTCAACGGTGCGTCAGAAACACTTGACTTTACGTATGTTGATGACGCCGCGGACGGTATTGTTGCGGCTGCGACTAGGATCATGTGTCGCAACATGGTGTTCAACATCACCAAGAGTCATAGTGTTACACTACTAGAAGCTGCCGAAATGATTGTTAAAATTGTGGGCAAAGGTGAGATTGAAGTACGAGACAAAGATGCAGACTTCCCCAGCCGTGGCGCACTAAACATTGATCGTGCAAGAACTATATTAGGATATGATCCCAAAGTTGATGTAGAACAAGGATTCCGTGAATACTATGACTGGCTTTCGAATTCCGTTTACTGGTCTCCAAAGACAGTATAACAACCTACGCACCGAGATACTGGATGCCACGGACCAGGTGTTGCAATCTGGTCAGCTCATGAACGGACCATGGACTCACAAGTTTGAAAACTGGTTATCTGTCAGGAACGGGGGCAAAGATGCTGTAACTTGCCACTCAGGCACTCAGGCCCTGGAAATCATAGCAGAATACTGGCGTGGGCTAGAACTAACCAACAAACCGCCAAGAGTGTTGATTCCCAGCTTGACGTTTGTGGCCACTGCCAATGCGTTCTTGCGAGCTGGTTGGGATATCTACTTTGTTGATGTAGATGTCAACGGTTTGCTTGACCTTGACAAAAT